TGAAACAGTGAGGGACTGGTACTCGGACTTTGAGTTGTTTTACCCTGAGTGGCATTATTCAATGGATGTTGGAGAAAAGCGTATAGGTAGCAATAGAATTGAAAGAGTAGGTAAAGAACAAACAGAGGAGGCGCTACGACTGCAACAGCAAATTGATACACTTACTGGTAGAAAATTTGTTGTAACAGAGGAGCACGCCAAAGAGATTGAACAAAAGCTAGTGCCGCTTAGAACAGCAAAGCACGATATATTAAAGAAAGAATCACACGAATTGTTAATTGTAAAAAGGAGTTAAAGTGAATAAAGAAACACAAAAGACAATGTTTAGTTCAAAAACAGGTGAGTGGGCAACCCCTCAAGAGTTTTTTGACAAGCTCAACTGGCGCTTCGGGCCATTTGATTTGGATCCGTGCGCAAACCCACACAATACAAAGTGCGCCAACTTCTACACTGAGGCAGAAGATGGCTTATCGAAAGATTGGTCAGGGCATACAACATTTGTTAATCCTCCATATGGAAGAGGGATTGACAAGTGGATTCAAAAAGGTTATAATACTGCTAAAGATGGAGTTTCTAAGGTGGTTATGCTCATCCCAGCGCGAACAGATACCAAGTACTGGCACAGCTATGTGATGAAGGCCAGCGAGGTGTATTTCTTGAAGGGTAGGTTAAAGTTTGGAGGAAGTGTTAATAGTGCTCCATTCCCATCGGCGGTTGTAGTGTTTGGCGGCACCGGCCCGCAGGTTTTTGGAGCGATGAACAAATGAATCGTAAGCAGCGGCGCGCCATGGAGAGAAAAGTGGGTAAGGAAAACTCGCAAAAACTCGCCGAAAAAATTTTCCAGTTTGACAAGCTTCCAAAAACGTGTATGACTTGTCATAAGCCATTTGATAAAAAAAGCAAGGAGATGGCAACAACTTGGAACATTGTAATGCAAGATAAAAACAACATCAGATTGTATTGTCCCGATTGTTGGGAAATGGCTTTAGATATTATTAAAACATTTAAGGAGGAAAAAGGAAATGGTTGAAAGAATATCTCTTGATGCATTAAAAAAAATCATTCACGGTGGGATTAATGACGCCGCAACTTGTGTTGTTAAATTTTATTCAAATAGATGCCACTATTGTCATGACTTAAAGCCGGTTTACGAAAACATATCTGAGTCATTTGATGACGTTCATTTTTTTGTATTCAACATTGAGGATGACAAAAATAAGGAGGCTTATTCGATCGAGGGTGTGCCCACGATCTGTCTCGTTCGCACTGGTAATAAAACAGCTGTTAAACAGCTTCCCGAACCAGATGAGCCAGATGCGACGACATGGTATTCCGAGGAGCAAATTGTTAGATTTATTAAAAAGGAGAAATTAAAATGAAATCTGAGAAAATTTATGGTGCCGCAATGATGGTTTTGCAATCAGAAGCCATTGAAAAAGAATTGTTGATTGAAAACATGGTAAACAACACTAGTGAGTTTGGTGAAAATATTATTGGCGATTTGGTTGGTCATATAAAAGATTTAGTTTTTCTTGAAAAAGCTGTCTTTCGTACCCGACAGCTAATCGCAGCTAAGAAAAAAGCAAACCTAAGAGATAATAAGAAATTGGAAACATCTGAAATTAAAGAAGAAGAGCGTACTCCCAGAGAAGCAATCGAAGCAGGTGATCCATTGTCTGAATCAGAAGTAACTAAAGTTTTAAGCGATGCAAAGCAGAGATTTAATCGCGGCTCTGGCGGCGATAAGCCGGCCACTAGGAAGAGGTGAAGATAAAAAATGAATAGGTCTTATTCATACGATGATGTATTGCTGGTACCAAAGTTTTCTGACATTAGATCTCGTTCAGAAATTGACATCTCAACCAATTTAGACAAAGGCGTAGAGCTTCAGTTACCAGTTTTTGGCTCGCCCATGGACACTATATCAGAGGGCTCTATGGCGAACGCCATGGTCCAGCATGGAGCAGCAGCAATCATTCACAGATATAACTCAATTAAACAACAAGTTGATGAAATTCATAAAGTACATTCGCCACGAGTTGTAGGTGCTGCAATCGGCATAACTGGGGATTATTTTGAGCGTGCTAGC